GAAGAAGAAACGAATTGAGGAGCGCTACCTTACCGGTCCCATCATCGAGAAGATGCGTAAACGCAGAGGCATGACCGGAGCGGAACTGTCGAAACGTATCGGCAGAGCGCCGAACTTTATCAGAACCATTGAAAATAAATACGAATCGTGCCGGTACGAAACACTGGCGAAGATAGCCAGAGAGTGCCGTTACAAAATCATCATAGTACCAGAGGAGACATGGAAAGATTATGAATACGCATACAATTCTTGGAAGAATGGTAAGAGATCCGGAGTTCGTTAAGGACTCAGACGAGAAAAAGAACAGGGTCAAGTTCACCGTAGCTGTTGACAGGTCGTACGGAGACGAGGCCGATTTTATTGACTGCATCGTGTGGGGCAAGAGAGCTGCTGTTATAGATAAGTATTTCAGCAAAGGCTCAAAGATCGCTCTTTACGGCGAAGGACGGACAGGCTCCTATACGGACAGGAACGGCGTCAAGCGCAAAACGTACACCATATTGGTCAGAGACTTCGATTTCTGCGAGTCCAGAAGAGATAATGAACAGACTGCAAGACAGATCGAGTCCGATGCAAGGTCGCTTCTGATGGAAGATAACTTTACAGAACAGGCCGAGGACATACCCTTCTGAACTGACGCTGAATAATTGGAGGTTGCCATGATGAAATATCTTCAGATAGATACAAGAGAAAAACCGAAGGCTATCCAATCCATTCTGCGTTACATGGACAATCACGATGTCGAGCACGTGTCCACCAAGCTGCTTATCGGTGACTATCAAGATTTTAATCGCCCTGGCATCGTGGTTGACCGGAAGCAGAACATTGCAGAGCTCGCAAAGAATTGCACTTCTGACCATGAACGGTTCAGAAGAGAGCTGCAGCGGGCACAGAAAGCCGGTACTCAGCTTGTGGTCCTTGTCGAGCAGAACCGGTACAAGGACAGGGACGAGTGGATCCGTGTCGGAACCATCGAGGATCTGATGCTCTGGAGCAGTCCGCATACCACCATCACAGGCGAGAAGGTTTACAGAGTGCTCCGGTCATGGATGGCAAAGTATCCGCTTCGGGTCGAGTTCTGCGACAAACGGGAAACAGGAAGGCGAATCTATGAAATCATATACGGAGAGGAATGACATCTGCCCGCAGTTCCACAGCTATTACTGCTATGACGAGTGCAATTGGTTCGGGAACTGTCCTGATCAGGAGCGTGGCGAACAGATGGAAGAGGAAGATTCAGACGATGACAGACGAGAAGATAGAAGTTGGAGATAAAGTGTTGCTTTGCACCAGAAGGGTTCCGGACATTACACCCGAACTGAAAGAAATGGACGGGAGAGTGTTCCGCGTCGATACGTGGAAATGGTACGGCTCGACTCGGTGCTTCAAGCTGCGTGGATGCAAATCGAAAGCGGGCGTTCCGTTCACCATTCCGGAAGACTGGATAGCACCGATCAAGGAGGTAAAGAGATGGCGATGATTATAGCAATGGCGTTGTTTGCGCTTCCGTTGCTCTGGATGTGTCTCACATCGGGAGGCAATGAATGAAGCTATATCTGTGCGTTACCAGAGATAAGTATGAGCTTCCTGAGGTTGTTGCGGATTCTGTTAAGGAACTGGCTGAGAAGTGTGGCGTATCAAGAAACGCCGTTGCCGTTCCGATATCCAAACAGCGCAAGGGAACGTATAGACATTCGAGATTTCAAGAGGTCGAGGTGGATGATGATTAAGTTTGTTATAGGGCTGTTCGTGTTCGTTGCTGTTCTGGATGCGCTTCTGATTCTTGGCTGTGCAAAGATGGAGCGGGAGCGGGACAGGAACAGATACCAGCGCATGAAAGGGAAGAACGATGAGTAAAAGAGATGTATACATTCCCGATGTTCTTCGGCTGTTAGCTGATGCGATAGAGCGAGAAAGACCGAGAGAGGATTGTACCACTTGCAGATATGAGGATGGTAATCCAAGATGCTATAGCTGTGCTGTAAATTTCGATAGCCGCTATGAGCGGAAAGGAGCAGGCGATGAGTAAGTTAAAACCATGCCCATTCTGTGGCGATGAAGTCGAGATATTTCCAACAGGTTTATACCATTGGAGATACGCCATACATCACAAGACAGAGACAGAGTGTGTTCTTGATGCGCAAGCATTTGCGCTTCCGTATGAAGAAGATGCGGCGATCGAGATGTGGAACAGGAGAGCAGACGATGAGTAAGCACAAATATCGGAATTACATTACTCATGATGTGATAACAGATGAGAACGTAAGATGTGAAAACTGCGCTCATTGGAAAGAGCGATATGCTCCGCATTCGTATTGCAATAAGACAAGCAAGAGCGACTTCTGTGGCGAGTTTAAGGAAAGGAGCGGACGATGAAAATTAAGGTTACAGAGATAGAGGCATCAGCAGAGGAACTGAGACAGAGCAACAGCTTGGCTGACAGCTTCTCAAGGATGCTGAGAAACGCTTTTACATTTAACGAAGACGCAAGCGATGCTGAGGGTGAAGACGATGAGTGACCTAATCAAGCGAGAAGATGCGATAGAGGCGTTAAAAGGGCGAGAGGGTATACTACATGACGCTTACACAGCGGTAGCCATCATCAGAAGCGTACCATCCGCAGACAGACCGCAAGGGGAGTGGATAGAGATGTATCGAAATGGTTTTGGGAGCATGATTTGTATGTGTAGTAAATGTAATTTTCAAGCGCCAAGAAGCAACTTCTGCCCTAACTGTGGAGCGGATATGCGGAAAGGAACAGATGATGAGTGAAAAGATATACAGAGTACAGATGAATAACAAAGGTATGCCGAACTTCAGTACAGCGGTAGAGGTAGCAGACAGACCGCAAGGGTGGATTCCTTGTAGCGAGAGATTGCCCGAAGATATACGACCTGTGCTTGTTACATGGAAGAACACAGACCCAGCTTCGTATTATCAGTACATTGTGGGCAAGCACTTCATCGGCACAGCGCATTATTGCAAAGGCAAGTGGTATTGGTATTCGTCTGTGACAGAGGATTTGCTTGCCGAGTATGGCAAGTGTGATTCGGAAGAGTTTGACGAGGCGATTGAGGCTGTTGCATGGATGCCGTTGCCAGAGCCGTGGAAAGGAGCAGACGATGAGTGACCGCAAACGATGCTGTTGCAATTGCAGACGCTGCATACGCACTTGGGATGGCGGTAACTGCACTACTCATTGCGAGATAGACGGACACTACATCGGATATGTCGAGTGCTTTGAAGATTGGTGCAGAAGATGGGTAAAGGACAAGTGGCAAGAGGAAGGAGCGATTGATGTATAAGGACGATGAGACAAGACGAGTGCTATACGAGGTTCTGTTAGAACAGTGCTTTGAGAAAATGTCCGAAGAAGAAAAGGCAAAGTGGATACGTAAAGGAGTAGCGAATGATAACGATAACGATGCCGACATCCTTTGCGGTGTTGATAGCAGTATTGCTTGCACTCGACATCATAAAGGGAGTGCTTGTTCTTATTGACAACAGGCTGACAAGGACATTCATGTCCTTAACAAAACGGCAGACGGAAAGGAGCGAGTAGATGATGGTAAGAAAGTGCGACATCTGTGGGTCTGTGATACACAAGACAACTCCAAAGTATAGAGTCATATTTGACGGATGGCTTTACACGGAGAGGAAAGACATCTGCGTGTCATGCTTCGAGCGGATAAGAGAAGAGATAAAGCAAGCCGATACTCCGCAGACGGAATGTAGAACCTGCAAGTGGGCGGAAGTGTCTTGGACAAGTCATTACTGTGATGATTGTAAGGCTCACAACAAGTACGAACCAAACGATACTCCGCAGACGGATTGTCAGTGGTAAGGAAGGATAGCAATGAGCGATGTATTACAGGTCGGTGACACTATCTGCTGTCACGACTACACAGACATGAAAGATGTACTGACCGAACTGCGAAAACAGGGCTATCTCTGTACGGTGCAGGTCGGATACACCATCAGAATCGAGTCCGTTCCTGTCGCGGATCCAACCGAGCAGGACGGATGGGTAACGTGGAATAAATAGAATGAGAGCAAAAGATTTTCTGAGACAATACGAATATGCGATGGATTACGTTGCTCGGTGCGAGAACGAATACAACGAAGCCGTTGAGAACATCGATGCGATTGGATCCACTTTATCCGGCGAGCCTGGTATGCCACACGGATCGGGCGTATCCAGAAAGACAGAGAACAAAGCAATCGACTTGGTCACAGCCAAAGAGAAATGGGCACAGGCTAAAGCAGACGCGTTCGAGATCAGGCAGAGGGTGGTCGGCACCATCATCGACATTCCGGATATAGAAGGCAAAGTCTTGTACGAGCGGTATATCAATCTGCTGACATGGGAACAGATATCGGAAAGATTGCACTATTCCAGCAGCGGAATCTATTACGCCCATCAGAGGGCATTGGATATTATAGAGAAAAGGCTATCACAAAATGAGTAACGTATTATTAGATGCTGCTATAGATTATGCTTCGAGAGGACTCGCTGTCTTCCCGCTCATACCGAGAGACAAGGCACCAATCACTACTCACGGAGTTCACGAAGCGACAACTAACTTTGATCAGATAAAGAAATGGTGGAAACGCTATCCGGAAGCCAACATCGGGATAGCTTGCGGCAAGGTCTCTGGCGGTCTGCTTGTGGTAGATCTTGACCGCAAACCGAACGGAGTGGATGGCCTCGATACTCTTGCTGAATGGGAACGCGAGAACGGAGAGCTTCCTGAGACAGTGAGATCCATTACGGGAAGCGGCGGGAGCCACCTCCTATATAGAGTAGACGGAACAGGGAAGAACAAAGTCGGTCTACTTCCGGGAATTGATATCCGTTCGGATGGCGGTTACATCGTAGCGCCTCCATCAATCCATCCTAACGGGCAGACCTACGAATGGGAGTATGATCCGGACGAGTATGAGGTTGCTCATGGCGATGAGGTGCTGGACAAGCTGCTCAGTTGCGGAAAGAAGGACAAGTCAGATAACTTCACGATGCCGGACAAAGTCGGTAAAGGTCAGCGCAACGAAACGATGTACAAACTGGCCTGTTCTCTCCAAGCAAGGAACCTTCCCGACTCCGTAATAAAGACATCAATGTCTGCGGCTAATGCAGAAATGTGTGACCCGCCTCTCTCGGCATCCGAACTGGATAAGATTGTAGAGAGTGCACTTAAACATGAGAAAGGGACTCAGCTCCAAACTGCTGCCGAAGAACTGGATTTGTTAATGGTTCCAGTAAAGGGTGGGGGAATGAAGGTCAGACAATGCGCCGAGAACGTGGCGCGTGTTATTCTTGGAGATTCGAACTTAGCGGGCAAGATAAAAAATGATACATTCGGACACAAGCTGATCTATCTCGGACAGCTCGAGTGGAGACAGGACGGAGACACGATGGGAGAATGGTCAGACATGGATGATTCTGCTCTGATCAATTATCTCGACATCAGATACAACCTCAGAAATGACAAGGATTACACTAATGGATTCAACATCGCGCTGCTCGAGAACCAGTACGACCCGTTAGTCGGATACCTTGACGCACTCAAATGGGACGGCAGACCGCACATCGACCATCTGCTGACAGACTATCTCGGAGCAGATCCATCCGATTACAACATCGCCGTGATGAGACTGTTCCTGCATGGAGCCGTCAAAAGAGCATACGAACCCGGTTGCAAATTCGACTATATGCCGGTGCTGATCGGCAAGCAGGGTCAAGGCAAGTCCACTTTCTTCAAATACCTTGCCTGTAACGATGCGTGGTATGACGATAACTTCAACTTCAAAAATCTCGACAGCAAAGCCGTAATAGAGGCCATGTCAGGCAAGTGGATACTTGAGATGGGCGAAATGGATATCCTTAAGAAGGATGCGGTCACAGCTGACGCACTCAAGGCATTCGTCACATCACAGGCCGACAGGTACAGGACTCCATTCGCAAGGCGCCCAGAGGACAGGAAGAGACAGTGTGTGTTCTGCGGAACCAGTAACGACTCCAACTTCCTCAAAGACAGGACAGGCAACAGACGCTATCTCCCTGTTGACATCAACAAGGCGAACGCAACGAAGGACATCCGGAACGAGAAGGAAGCAAGACCGGAGTTCATCCAAGCTATCGCCGAAGCTGTCCAATTATATAAAAAGGACCCCGATAAGCTCCCAATCCTTCCGCCTAACATTGAAGCGGACGCAATGGCAGCACAAGCAGACCATCTGGAAGAGGATCCATGGGTACAGCTGATGGATGATTACCTTCTCAATACGAAACGAGACAGGGTCAATGTCCTCTGCATCTGGGAAGAAGGTTTCAATATGCGGGGCGTAGATCAGAAGCGGGCCGACGTCAATCGGATGCTGACCATTATGAGGAATGACATCACCGGCTGGCATGAGGTTGGTAAGAAGAGGATAGACGGCTACGGACGAGGCGCGATCTGCTTCGAACGTGACACCGAACAACTCCAGTCGGTGTCACCGACGGTGACACATGGCACTGGTTTTGAGCCCGTCGGTGACACAGAAATGATCCCATTCTGAATGAGTGGGGTCTTTTTTATGCCAAAAATGTCACCGAGCGAGCAATTTCCCATTGTCGGTGACACGTCGGTGACAGCCTCAACCCCAGTAATTGCAAGGGTTGTCACCGTTGTCACCGTTGTCACCGCAACTTTTATTAAATTAATTAAAAAAATAGATATATATATATTATTAGTCTATATAGAAAGTTACGGTGACGTCGGTGTCGTCGGTGACAAATCTCAATAATTCTTGATTTGAGTAGAATTGAATGTAGTTGGCTTATATAATGTTATTGTCAAAGGTTGGTAAACAACCGGAGACCAAGTCACCACCAGCGGACTTGAATCGGTCCGCATTATGATCAGAACAGTCCTTCCGCGGTGCGACTCCGTGGCTGATCAGCAGCAGTGGAACATACTTTCAATCATTTCCTTTCTAAGAGATAACTAAGGGTTAACACGCACAGGACCGGGCACAGGCTCGGTCTTTTGCGTTGGTGATAAACATGGCAAAGGAATTCGCTCGGAGCTTCTACAGCTCGAAGGCATGGCAGGACTGCAGGAACGAATACGCTAAGCGCAGACATCATCTGTGTGAGGACTGTCTTCGCCGTGGGATCTACAAGCCCGGAGTGATCGTGCATCACATTGAAGAACTCACACCGTTTAACATAACCAATCCTGAGATCGCGCTGGGCTTCGATAACCTCGAGCTGCTGTGCAGGGAATGTCACCTGAGGGAGCATGACCTCGAAGGCGGACGCTGGGCGAAGGTCAACGCTGCAAAGAGAAAAGAAAAATGCGACGCTCGCAGGTTTTCTGTAGATAAATTCGGTAGAGTTACGGCGAAGTAGCCCCCCATGACGGTCGAAATGACGGAATACTATAGACCGGTGTGTGAAAAAGTCAGGAATTAGATAAAGCGAGAGCAACCAGGGCACAAGTTGTCCGGAGAAGGTCGGACAATGGGCAAAGATAACTGGATATACACGTATTATCAGGGCATCAAGAACGGCAAATACACCGTAGGCAAGTGGATCGAGCTCGTTTATGAGTACATCGTCCACGGATTCGAGGAAAAGCGCTTTTACTTCGACGCGAAGAAGGCTGCTAATGCCATCGAGTGGATTGAGGAGCACTGTTTCCACACTGAGGGGCCTCTCGCTCCGGGAAACATCACACTAGAGGTTTGGCAGAAGGCTTTCCTGTCGTGCATATACGGGATCGTAGACGCCGAGGGCCGTCGCCAGTTTAGAGAGATCCTCCTCGTAGTTGGACGCAAGAACGGAAAGACGAAACTTGCCTCGGCTATCGGCGATTACGAATTCAGAAATTCTGAGTACGGCTCGAGGGTGTTCTGCATTGCTCCAAAACTTGACCAAGCCGATCTTGTGTATAACGACATCTGGCAAATGGTCACACTGGATCCGGAGTACCAGGAACTTAAAGAGAGGCTGTCGGAAAAGGATCAGCACAACAAGAAGCTGTATGATGACGGTGAGCTGCCACGGCACAGGATGTCAGATCTGGCGATTCCCGGAACGAACTCCACTGTGAAGAAAATCGCGTTCAGTGCAAAGAAATCGGATGGATTCAACCCGAGTCTTTGCATCTGTGATGAGATCGCATCATGGGAAGGCGATGCCGGCCTTAAACAATACGAAGTAATGAAGTCGGGCATGGGCGCGAGACCGGAAGGGATCCTGCTCAGCTGTACGACTTCGGGATATATAAACGATTCGATTTATGACGAGATGCTCCGAAGGGCAACTCGTTTTTTATTAGGCGACAGTAAAGAGACGAAGCTGCTCCCGATGCTCTACATGATAGATGACATCGATAAGTGGAACGACATCGGGGAACTGCGGAAGAGCAATCCGAACTTAGGAATGTCCGTCTCAGTTGACTATATGCTCGAGGAGATTGCTGTTGCGGAGGGCTCACTTTCAAAGAAGGCAGAGTTCATTACAAAGTACTGCAACCTGAAGCAGACCTCCTCGCTTGCATGGCTCGGTGCGAATGTCATTGAGGATGCAACGGGGGACGCGCTCTCTTTGGAAGACTTTCGAGGTTGTTACTGCGTGGCGGGCATCGACTTGTCGCGTACAACAGACCTCACCGCTGGTGTAGTTCTGATTGAGCGCGACGGAGAGTTGTATGTATTTGCTCGGTTCTGGCTCCCGTCGGAACGGATTGAGGAGCTGACTGCAATCGACCAGGTCCCATACAACATATACGCGCAACGTGGTCTGCTCTACCCGAGCGGAGCGAACATCGTCGAATACAGTGACGTTTTCGATTGGTTCACTGAATTGGTCGAGAAGTTTGAGATCTACCCGCTGAAGGTCGGATATGACCGTTATTCAGCAACATATCTCGTTCAGCAGATGAGCGCATACGGTTTCCACATGGACGATGTCTTCCAGGGCTTCAACCTGCATCCGGTTATCCAGGAAGTGGAAGGGCTCATGAAGGACAGAAAAATCCACATTGGAGACAATGACCTGTTAAAAATTCACATGTTCAATTCTGCGCTGAAGGTCAGCACAGAAAAAGGGCGGTCGAAGTTGGTAAAAATCAAACCGACGGCCCATATAGACGGAATGGCTGCACTCTTGGATGCAATGACAGTCCGTCAGAAATGGTTTAGTGAGATCGGTGAGCAGTTAAAAAATCACCGAGACGAAGGAGAGTAAGCAATGTCGTTACTTGATAAAATCTTTCGCCCGCGCGACGCAAAGAAATCAGAGGACGCACTGAAGGACGCAAGAGCATTTTTTCAGACTCTGACCGCATATGCTCCGGTGTTTACCAACTGGGGCGGAGCGATCTACGAGTCTGAGATCGTCAGGGCTTCTATCGACGCAAGGGCGAGACACATCAGTAAATTGAAAGTCGAAGTAAATGGATCCGCGAATCCGTCGCTCCAGGCAAAGCTGAGACTCGGACCGAACCAGTGGCAAACATGGTCACAGTTCCTATACAGAGTCAGTACGATTTTGGACGTTAACAACACGGCGTTCATCGTGCCAGTGTTTGACGAGCGAATGATCATAACCGGAATCTTCCCGGTGCTGCCGTCTTCATGTACCCTGGTGGAATATGCCGATGAGATATGGCTCCGCTACCAGTTCAGTAATGGACAATATGCAGCGGTGGAGTTCCGTAAGTGTGCAGTACTGACGAAGCACCAGTACAGACACGACTTCTTCGGTGACTCGAATAGAGCGCTCCGCGAGACCATGCAGCTGATACACATCCAAAATCAGGGCGTTGAGGAAGGCGTTAAGAACGCAGCGACTTTCCGTTTCATGGCTCAGCTGAACAATTTCGCATCTGCTGAAGACCTGGCAAAAGAACGGAAACGTTTCACGGAAGCGAATCTGTCCACTGAGTCGAAGTCAGGCGGGTTCCTGCTTTTCCCTTCAACGTACAAGGACATCAAACAGATAGATGTAAAACCGTACTCAGCCGACGCTGATCAGATGGCACAGATCAGGGAGAACGTCTTCAACTACTTCGGAGTGTCGGAAGAAGTTCTTCAGAACAAAGCAAAGGCTGAGGATCTCGAAGGCTTCTTTGATGGATGTATTGAGCCTTTTGCGATTCAGTTCAGTGAGGCACTGACTAAGATGCTGTTCAGCGAACGGGAGAGAGCCCAGGGCTCTTATCTGATAGCCAACGCGAACCGGCTCCAGTATATGAGCACATCGCAGAAGGTACAGATGGCAAAGGAGCTTGGCGATAGAGGCGCGATCCTGATTGATGAAATAAGAGAACTGTTCAACTATGCTCCGCTGCCGAATGGAGCTGGACAGGTAGCACCAATTAGAGGCGAATATAAGGCAACCGATGAGCTGGGAGGCTCGGACAATACGGAGGATAATGATGGATAACTATTCCGTATACAAACACACTACGCCATCAGGGAAGGTATATATCGGGATCACCTCGAAGCCAGTAGAAAAGCGTTGGCTGAATGGTCGAGGTTACAGAAGAAACGAACACTTTTGGAACGCGATACAAAAATACGGGTGGGACAATATTGAGCATACAGTTCTTGCTTCAGGGCTATCAAAGGAAGAGGCTTCGGAAGTCGAGAAAATGTATATTTCTCTTTTCCATTCTCATGAAATGAAACACGGATACAACTTGACCGAGGGTGGTGAGACTGGGATCGTCCACACGATGGAATCAAGGCGCAAGTTGTCAGAGTCCAGAAAGGGACAGCATTACAACATCGGAGTTCCGTTTACAGAGGAACGCAAAAGACATTTAAGCGAAAACCACGCTGATGTAAGTGGCGAGAATAATCCGATGTGGGGTAAGAAGAAGCCTCTCGAGGAAATTGCTCGCAGACAAGCACATCGAGAATACACAACGGGTGCAGACCATCCGAGCGCGAGACCGATTCTCCAACTCGATATGGACGGGAACATCGTAAAGAGATGGGACTGTATTAAAGATGCAGCAGAACACTTTTGCAGAACATCAATTAAAGATTGCCTAAAGGGCAAATATAAGCAACACCGAGGATACCAGTGGAGGTATGCAGATGAAAACTAATCGTGAATATAGAACGATGGAGTTGAGGCTGGCTCCAACAGAAAACGAAACAGAAGAGAAGAGTTATCTCGTTGAGGGATACGCTTCGACATTTGAACCGTATGTACTTTTTACAAGCGACGGAACGGATTACTCCGAACGCATCGAGCCGACAGCCTTTGAGGGCGCGGATTTGTCCGATGTAGTTTTTAGAGTTGACCACGAAGGCCCAGTTTACGCTCGCACTTCTGCGGGGACGGTGGAACTGTGGACGGACGAACATGGGCTCGGTCAGAAAACCGATTTGGGTAGAACGCAGAGGGCGAGAGATTTGTTTGCTGATATAGAGGCGGGCAATTATCCACAGATGTCCTTTGCTTTTACTGTTGCCGATGAACATTACGACAAGGCAACGCATACAAGGGTTATCGAGAGAATTGCGAAGGTATTCGACGTCAGTGCCGTGAGTTTTCCCGCTAATCCTACAACAGAGTTAAGCATAGCGACACGTGACTACTTCAACGGAGTGATTGAAGCAGAGAAAGCGGAGAGACTGGAGCGTGAAGCACTTGAACTCGAAAGAAGAAGAACAGAAACGAGAGCACGGGCTCTCAGAAAGGATTGAATCATGACCAAAGAAGAAATCATGAATCTTGGCTTTGAAGAGCTTGAAAGCAGAAAGTTGGCCATCGCTGAGGAAACGAAAGAGGCTGACAACGAACAGCTTGAGGCTCTCAATGCAGAACTTGACCTCATCGAAGAGAGAAGAATCGTTCTCGTAAATGAGGCAGAAGAAACCCGCAAGGCAGCTGATGCAGTAGCAAAGGGTGCCGGCAAGGCAATTGAAACACGAAAGGAAGATAAAGCAATGACTAACATGGAAGTTAGAAACACTCCTGAGTACATTGAAGCATTTGCAAAGTACATCAAGACAGGTAAAGACGCAGAGTGCAGAGCACTTCTGACAGAGAACGTTACCGGCGGAGTCGTTCCTGTTCCTGAACTGGTAGAGAGCAGAGTTCGCCAGGCATGGGAAAGAGACGAGATCTTCAGCAGAGTAGCAAAGACATACGTCAGAGGTAATCTCAAGGTCGGATTTGAGAGATCCGCAACAGATGCAGTAGTACACACTGAGGGCGCAAATGCTCCGGCTGAGGAAGTGCTGACTCTTGGAATCGTTACAATGGTTCCAGCAAACATCAAGAAGTGGATCACAGTATCCGACGAAGTTCTCGCCCTCGGAGCTGAGGACTTCCTCGCTTACATCTACGATGAGCTGACATACAAGATCATTCAGAAGGCAGCCGACCTTGTCGTTACGGCAATCACCAGCGCACCGGCGACATCAAGCGCCACAGCTGTCGGCGTTGCACAGATCGCTGGCGTAGTAAGCACTGCAACTCTCATCGATGCAATGGCAGCACTCGGAGACAGCGCACAGAACCTCGTTCTTATCGCATCCGGCACAACGATCGCATCACTTCAGAAGGCAGCACTCCAGGCTCAGTTCGCATATGATCCGTTCCAGGGTCTGACAGTTATCAAGAAGGATAACGTAACTGGCGCTATCGTTGGAGACCTCGCTGGCGTCCAGGCTAACCTGCCTGAGGGCGACTCCGTAACATTCAAGTTCGACGATCTCTCACTTTCTGAGAAGGATATGGTCAAGATCGTTGGCAGACTGTACGCAGCAATCGCTGTTGTTGGTCCTAAGATGTTCGCGGTAATCACGGGAACCGCGGGGGAATAGTCGCGGGAAGGAATAGTGTTGACTTGTCCTCAATGACAAAGAATCAGCTGCTTAACTATGCAGACGAGAATGGGATTGAGGGCGTTTCTTCTCGGCAGACAAAGTCGACAATAATTGAAACCATCGAGGCGGCTCAGTAACGGGCTGCCTCAGTTTGTGAGGTAGTAGAAATGCTTGAACAGGTAAAGCTCGCACTGAGAATATCCACAACTGCATACGACACAGAGCTGACGTATCTGATCGAGGCAGCGAAGCTCGATCTCGGAATAGCCGGAGTGGTTCTTCCTGAGGAGCTGGATGCGCTTGTTCAGAAGGCGGTAATCACTTACTGCAAAATGTCGTTCGGACTCCCTGAGGATTATGACAAGCTCAAGATGTCCTATGACGAGCAGAAGGCTCAACTGGCAACGGCGACAGGATACACGGATTGGGGTGATGCGTAATGTATGACGGGGTTGCAACACTCAAGGCATACGGAACACCGACATTCGATGAGGCTGGAAACGAGATCCCGAACGTTATCGAGACGGAGGTATTCGTTCAGCCGCGTGGAGTGTACCAGAGCGAGTTTTATAATGCCGCTCAGTTAGGATTAAAGCCGTCTCTCACGCTCTTTGTTTCGAACCGCGAGGATTACGATGGTCAGAAGGTTCTCGAGTACGAGGGCAAGGATTACGACGTTATCCGCGTGGATTGGAATGCACAGCGAGACGGAATATCTCTGATTTGTGAGGAGCGTGTCCACAATGGCTAAGACCGAGAGCATCGAGATCCAGATGGCGGACATCCTTGATTCGGTTTCGAAAGAGGTTAAAGGCGTCTATGAAACCGATTCGATGAAGGTCGCAAAGGAGACGGTTCAGAAATTAAAGAACACGTCTCCGAAAGGATCTCCGCATAAACGGAAATATGCGGAAGGGTGGACGGTCTCGAAACGAAATCAGGGTGATTTGGTGGTTCATAATAAGACGAATTACCAGCTCACGCACCTACTCGAAAACGGACACGTCATCAAAAACAAAAAAGGCACCTACGGACGCACTCACGGGATAAAGCACATTGCACCCGCTGCGGAGTGGGCGTCTGACGAACTTCCTCGCCGCGTGATGGAGGATTTAGATTTATGACAATATTCCAGACACTACAGAGCACCGGCCTTCCGTGTGCGTACAGTCATTTCAAGAAGGGACAGACGCCTCCGTACATCGTTTACATAGGCAACGGTCAAGACACCTTCCAAGCGGACAACACGCACTATTGGAAAGAAAACAATTATCAGGTCGAGTATTACTTCACAACGAAAAACGAATCAAACGAGTCGGCAATCGAGGAGGCTCTTCTCGGAGCCGGCTATCTCTACGACAAGAGTGAGGACGTTTACATCGAGGATGAGGGCGTCTTCGTGATTTATTACTACATTTAAGGAGACTAACAATGGCAAACAAAGTTGAATTTGGTATCAGCCAGCTCCACGTCGGAACATATACCGTAGATGATCAGAATGCCGTTACGCTGGGCACTCCGTATCATCAGGAGGGAGCCGTGAGCTTCTCGCCTGAGACGCAGAGCGAGCAGAACACATTCTATGCTGACAATATTGCGTACTGGAGCGGATATTCCGGCGGAACCATCGAGGGCGATCTCGAGGTTGCGATGTTCGACGATGAATTCAAGACCCAGTTCCTCGGATACAAGGCTCTGACAAACGGCGGACTTGCGCAGGTAAAGAACGCAACGAAGCCGAATGTATATGTTGCGTTCCAGGTCGAAGGCGATGCTGAGAGCAGGAGAGTCATTCTGTACAACTGTGCACTTGGCATGATCAACAGAGAATACGCAACAATCGAGGACAGCAAAGAACCGGCAACGGAGACTCTGGCTGTGACATGCACCGGCGATAATGCGAGCGGTGTAACAATGGCAGTTCTGAAGCCAGCAGACACTGGTTACGCAACACTGTTTACAGCGCCGACCGCACCGGCTATTGCGCCATAACAAGACAGGGCGGGGCTCTTACAGTCCCGCTCCTTTTTTTCTATAGCGAGGTGACCAATGGAAAAAGTAATAAAGATAGGAAAGCAAGAGGTCAGGCTATCTAATAACGTAGCTTGGACTATGGAATATAGAGACCAGTTCGGTAAAGACATCGTTCCGGTAATCATGCCTCTTATCTCGACGGCAATCGAGGCCGTTGCCTCAGTTGTGACGGAGGCAGGAGGTGAAAGCCTTACAGTTACATCCATCGCGGAAGCGATACAGGGCAGGGCATTAGACATTCTGCTCCCGCTCTATCAGGTGGAGCTGACGGAAACGGTCATCAATGTGACCTGGGCGATGGCAAAGGCAGCGGATGACAACATAGATCCGCCGAAGAAGTGGGTAAGGCAGTTCGAATCCTTCCCGCTGGATGTCATCATACCGAACGTGAACGAGCTGGTCATGAAGGGCTTTGTAAGCTCAAAAAACTTGAAGAGGCTGAAGGAGCTCGGAGCAAATCTGAAAAGTCTTCAGCCGTCACTCTCGATGACATCATCCTCGCAGGACTTGAGCGAGGACTAACGATGTCAGATATCCGCCGTATGCAGCTGGGGCAGGTCGTGGACTTTGTAATAGCCTACAACGAGCGCCAGAAGCAGTCCGAACGGCGGGCAAAGCACGAAAAGAAACACGGACGCAAACGGAAGGCGTCCCAGAATGACATAAACGCATTTTTCGGATAGGAGAACCCGAATGGCTGGCAACATTAAAGGAATCACTATACAATTCAACGGCGATACCACGAACCTTGACAAGGCGCTGCGTGAGATCAATAAGAACACGGCCTCGCTTAACAAGGAACTCAAGAGTGTCGACAATGCGCTGAAATTCAATCCTACCAACGTAGATCTGTGGAGGCAGAAGCAGGAGCTTCTGACACAGAAGGTCGGGCAGACAGAGAACAAACTCAATGCTCTGAAACAGGCGCAGGAGAAAATGAATGCCGACAATGTTGATAAGAATACTGCAGAATACCGCAATCTTGAACGGCAGATAATTGTCACAGAGAACCAACTGAGTAACTTCAATGGCGAACTGGCAAAGATCGGTAACTATAAGCTCAAGGCCCTATCCGAGCAGTTTAAGGACGTCGGTAGTAAGATAGAGAACGCGGGGCAAGCAATGGTGCCACTGTCCGCTGCGGGCGCTGCAGCTGCTACAGGCATAGGAACACTTGCATATAAAGGCGGTTTGGCTGCGGATGATCTGAACACGCTAAGCAAGGTCACAGGCATAGGCACAGAGGACCTCCAGAAGTACGCGGCAGCTGCTGACCTTGTGGATGTGTCTGTCGAGGCTATAGCCAAGTCTAACAAGAAACTAACTAAAAACGCATACGCCGCAGCGAACGGATCCAAGTCACAGGCCGAAGCGTTCGCAGCGCTCGGAATATCCGTAACAGGTGCGGATGGCAAGCTGAAAGACAGTGAGACTCTTTTCCAAGAGGTCATTACGGCCTTAGGAAGCATGTCTAATGAGACCGAACGTAATGCTCTGGCTCAGAAGCTGATGGGCGGTGCTGCAGCTGAGCTCAATCCGCTCATCGCTGATGGCGGTCAGACATACAAACAGGTTTCTGACATCATTGCTCAGTATGACCTTGACTTCGTGGATCAGGATACTCTGAACAAGGCAAACCAGTTCAACGACAGCCTCGACACGATGAAGGTCCTCGGACAGACTGCACTTGCACAAGTCAGTGCACAGCTTGCCGGATACCTTGCACCGGCTCTCGAGAAGGTGGTCGACTGGATCGGCAAGTTTGCGAAATGGCTCGGAAATCTTGATCCTGAAATACTGACCATCATTGCTGCTATAGGCGGGCTTGTAGCAATAATCGCGCCATTATTGATTACGATCGGCAAGGTCGCAACCGGCATCGGTTCAATTATTAATCTTATCAATCTTGTAGGCCCTGCGATCGGGGCGCTCTCGGCGGGTTCACTGCTTCCGATAATAGCTGTTATCGGGCTTGTAGTCGCGGCGGGAGTTCTTCTTTATAAGAACTGGGACAAAATCAAAGAGACTGCTGCGAATGTGGCCGCTGCAGTTACTGAAAAATGGACCGCACTCAAAACAAGTGTATCGGACATTTTCAACAGCATCAAAGCAACGGCGTCAACAGTCTGGAAAGCTATTAAAGACAATACTGTCGGCAAAGTCGCAGACATGGTGAGCGGGGTCAAGAACAAGATCATTGACATGCGCGACTGGATCACGGGCAGATGGGATTACATCAAGACAGCGACAGGCAAAGCGTGGGATGCTATAAAGGACAAGATTTTGTCGCCTATCACATGGGTTAAGGAAAAAATAACAAACATAACCAACAAGATACTGGATCTATTCCCATTGGATATCAGCAACTTCTTCAGCAACATCAAGCTGCCTCATATCTCGTGGGATTGGTACGATGTCGGCGGAGTGGTAAGCATACCGGGATTCACGATCGACTGGTATGACAAGGGCGGTATATTCAAGAGCCCGTCCGTCATAGGCGTCGGTGAAAAGCGTCCGGAGTTTGTTGGTGCACTCGACGACTTGAGGCAGATAATCAGAGAAGAATCCGGAATCGGAGAAGTGACCATCAATGTTTACGGCACTCCTGGCATGGATGTTAACCAGCTTGCCGAAGCGGTAGAACAGAGGATGGTGCAGCTGATGAAACAGAGGCAAAAGGCTTATGGCACTATTTAATTCATTAACATTTGACGGGGTGAACAGCCTCGATTCGGGAGTGTACATTACCGGTGAGGCTGTTTACAACGCACCGGAGAGACAGGTGAACATGGTCACTGTCCCGGGCAGGAACGGAACACTTGCGTTAGATCAGGGACGATTCGAGAACATCGAGGTCACTTATCCGGCAGGATGCTTTGCGGATGATCAGACCGCTTTTGCCGAGAAGGTCAGAAACCTTCGCAACGAGTTTGCATCGCGGGTCAGCTACAAGAGGCTGTTCGACACATACCATCCGGATGAGTACAGGCTGGGTGTGTACAAGTCCGGTCTTGAGATAAGCCCTGTGAGATACAACTCCGCAGGACAGTTTGATATCACCTTCGATTGCAAGCCACAGAGGTTCCTTGTGAGCGGAGAAACCGCACTGGTATTTACCGCGAATGGAGAAATCGAGAATCCTACACTGTTTGCGTCAAAACCGCTGCTGGTGCTTACGGGCGTAGGAACAATCAACATTGGGGCTTATGTACTTACAGTTGAATCCGGTGGTTCGTCAAGTCAGGTCATCAATATCGATTGCGAGACTCAAGAAGCATGGGAGGTCATAGCTGGTGCAAAGCTAAGCAGAAACGACCTTATTCAGAATGCCGGCGAATCATTCCCGGAACTTGCAGCAGGAACAAACAACATCATACTCGGAACGGGCATAACCCGTCTCGAGATCACTCCGAGATGGTGGAGAATCTAACATGATACCAATTCTATACACAGCAGACGAAAGGCGGTTTATCACTAACGGGATAGGCCGTCTTTCTGATTGTACTCGGTGCATCGTTACCGAGGAACGAAACGGAATATATGAATGCGAATTCGACTATCCGATCACGGGTGAACACTTTGATGACATCCAGTTTGGACGGATCGTTGCGGTAACGCACGATGATAAGCATGACATTCAGCCGTTCGTGATTTATGCGCGTTCGGTTCCGGATCTGCGCGGGATTGTGACATTCTATGCACATCACATCAGCTACAGACTGAGTGATGTCGTTGTAATGCCGTACAACGCCGGGTCTGTAGTTGGTGCTCTCGAAGGGCTCGGAACGTATTCTGTAAACAGCAATCCGTTCACGTTCTGGACGGATAAGACCACTGTCGCGACTTTCACGAATGCAGTCCCAAGACTTGCAAGGAATATGCTCGGAGGCGAGCAGAATTCCATCCTTGATGTGTACGGCGGGGGAGAATATGAATTTGACAAGTGGACGGTAAAGCTCCACGCACATCGCGGAAGTGATACGAATGTCGAGATCCGTTACGGAAAGAACCTCGTTTCGCTCAACCAGAAGCTGGATGATTCCGGCACATACAACGCTGTTGTTCCATATTGGACGAACGGTGAAGAGATAGTTACACTGTCCCCGCCGATGATCGTGTTCTCCGGGGCAACGATCCAGACGGCATATCTGACAGACCATAATCTTGTGATCATACGCACCGAGGACAACGAGCCTATCGAAGTGGCATATACATTATTCGATGCTGCGCCGATGGACCTGTCTTCGAACTTTCAAGAGAAGCCTACACAGGAACAGCTCAGAGCCGCAGCTATCGCGAGATTCAACGGCTCGAACGCATGGCTCCCGAGCGAGAACCTTACTGTTGACTTTGTTCAGCTCTGGCAGACGGAGCAATACAAGGATTATGCACCGCTCCAGCGCGTCAGCCTTTGCGACACAGTCTCAGTCTATTATGCTCCTGCGGGGGTCGAGGCCGTAAAGCAGAAAGTCGTCAAGGTTGTTTATAACGTACTGCTCGACAGATACGACTCGATGGTGCTTGGACAGGTTCAGACCTCGCTCGGTCAGACTGTCCGGAACAACATCATGCAGGATGTTGTCACCACTTCCATGATGGACGCAGCTGTTAACTACGCTACAGATCTGATCCGTGGCGGTCTCGGCGGTTATGTGGTCATGACCCCGGGCGCGAACGGCTATCCACAGGAAATCCTGATAATGGACTCTCCGAGCATAGACGATGCTGTCAACGTGTGGCGATTCAATCAGGGCGGTCTTGGGCACAGTTCTAACGGCTATCAAGGTCCGTTTTCAGACATTGCTCTGACACAGGACGGACGGATAAATGCATCGATGATTACGACGGGCTCTTTGAGCGCGAATCGAATCAGAACAGGGTACCTGCAGTCCGAGAACAGTGACAGCTATTGGAATTTGGACTCAGGATATTTGAGAACAAACACGGGACGAGTCGGACCGTTTACCATCCATGACACTTACTTAGATTATTATGTTGCTAATTCTGTAAGGGTGCTGATGTACACGGGTGGCTTCTCGGCAAGGCAAACGGCGTACTGGGGCGGCAGTGATGCACACGTAGGCGGTGCGAAAATCCAATATGGAAATATAAGCCTGTTCACTGCGCCCGAAGGGGACTTCACAACAGAAGACACGCAGGTGCTTTTCCAACTGCGCCGACATACCTCTGGCGCTATTGGTCTGGCGGTCGATATAGGCGGGACACAGCAAGCGGTAATATACCCGTCGAGTGCGCTTTCTTATCCGATATGGTTCTTTGATAGCACCGAAGTCGACGGGAACTTCTATTGCAGCGGTACAAAAAGCAGGAAAGTGGATACAAACCACTATTCTGACAGGCTTCTATACTGTTACGAAACCCCGACTCCGCTGTTCGGAGACATCGGCGAAGCGGTCATAGACTCAGACGGCCTTGCCTATGTGGACATTGATGACATATTCAGCGAAACCATTGCAGAACGTGTCGAGTACCAAGTATTCCTGCAGAAGGAAGGCGAGGGTGATTGCTGGATAGCGGACAAGCAACAGCGGTACTTTGTGATACAAGGCACGCCGAATCTGAAAGTCGCTTGGGAACTCAAGGCAAAGCAAAGAGATTATGAAATGATAAGACTCGAACAGCCTGAGAACGGTCTGGACGAGTACGAAAGAGTTACAGATATTGATTCATTACTTGATTCTTACATAAACGAACAGGAGGAACTTCTCTATGGCTAACACAATCAAACAGCTTGCAAGTTTTGCAGTGCTCAACGTGAACGGCGGGGACAGAGTCACTTACACCTACGATGAGATAGACGCTGAGACAGGCGATATGATCTCGGGCAACAACAAAGGCTCATTCTTTGCAGTGGACTCCGCTCTGAAGGGCAAGATTACAAGCATCAGAAACTACATCACGGAGAACAAGCTCTCTGAATAGGAGGTAGGCCATGCAGATACATGAACTTAATTCATTTGTCGGGACTCCATCGTCAACAGATTATCTTGCAATCGATGACGGAAACGAAACGACTAAAGTTCCAGCGTCAAATCTCGGAGTGACTGCACAGATGACACAGGCCGAGGCTGAGACTGGAACTGTAACGGCGCCGAGAGTGGTCTCTCCGAGCATCTTCAAGTCGGCTGTCCTTGCCATTGCGAGGACGATATCTGACACATGGGTGAGCATAACCGATATGAAGTGCAATCTTAACACTTCCGCTGCTTCCGGCACTGTTGACGGTGACCTTTACGCCGCCATCGTCGCCCTCGGTTGGCAATCAGATGTAATTGAGTAGGAGGTGACTAAATGCTTAATTTGAAGAAGTTATTGTTTAAAATCTGCGACATGCTCGACATGATTGGCTACGAAGATATCCAATTCACGGATGTAACTATATCGGCTGGCACACCAGGCACGAGAGGCGCACAGAGGTCAATCACATGGACACATGGCTCGGCTAACGCACTTTCATTCGTGCCTATTTATGTAGGCAACTCTGACGAATACTGGGTATATGGTTTCATGTCAGGTAACACTATTTATGTGAACTTTTACAGGGCGAAGAATACTGCATCAAGTGCCTCCACCACAGTCAGAGTTTATTATCTGAAAAAGTGGGTCTGAAGAAGCTGCTGACGAAGATAACGAAAACATAGCTCTTCGGGCAGAAAGGAATCCTATGAACAATCAATTCTGGAAGGCTACAGGCATCCGGAATAAGCGGTAGGCGAAAAGCCTATCGCTTTTTGCTATGGTAAGAAAAAACAGAAAGGAGCAAAAATTGAAAGACATACTCAGCAGATACATTGGAATGGATTCTGAAACGAGGAAACAGACGGTCATTGCCGTAGTAACTGCATTTGTAGACTTCTGTACCGCATTCCACATCATCGAGTTCACGGACGAGCAGATACAAGCGCTCTATAAACTTGCTCTGTGCATCGTGACAGCAGTCGTGTGGGGCTATTGCTCACATTACAGGAACAACAACTACACCGAGGAAGGATGCATCGGCACAGGACTCACTCGCCAACTAAAGGCTGAGAAAGAGATCGATTATGTCGGCGATTATTTCTTCGATGAAGATGATGAGGACGGTGATGACGATGAATAAAACCATCTTCAAACAGTACGACTCAAGGTGGGGCGGTAAGGCTTATCCGAGTGGCTCAACAGTAAGTGGTTGTGGCTGTGGGTTACTTGCCTGTGTCCATATGGCTATCGAGCAGACCAAGTACAAGGATTACACTCCGAACTCATTAAGAGAATGGATGGTCAATCACGGCTTTGCTGTCAAAGGACAGGGTACTACATGGAACGGAATCACCTTGACTCTGAAACATCTTGGATATTCGCCTAAGTGGATTACTGAGTCAATGCCGATGACCGATGCATTCAAAGAACTCGATAAGGGAAACAGAATCGGAATCATTCTCTTCTATGGCGGTTATTCAGAAAGAAAGAAGAAGTGGTACAAGACTCCCGATGGTACAGTGTGGACTGGCAACGGTCACTATGTAATGTTCTCCAATTACAAGGTGAAGGGCGGAAAACATTACTTCTACACCAAGGACTCGGGCGCTCGTAACCACAGCGGATGGTATTGTTACGAGACATCCATGAAAGGGTGCGTTGGCCAGTTGTGGATCGCTGAAAGAGTCGGAGAACAGGTCAAGACCAAAGAGATAAAGGCTACTGATTACAGACCGTCCAAACCTTACGGCAAGATGCTACCCGAAAAGACTCTTAAGATGGGGAGTAAGGGAAAGCACGTTAAGAGATTACAGAGATTCCTTAACTGGATTGTAAAGGCAAAGCTCGATGTTGACGGAATATTCGGTGAAAAGACCGAGTATGCTCTGATGGTATATCAGAAAACCTACAAGCTGGCCGTTGACGGAATATTCGGCAGTGCATCCTTGAAGAAAGCCAAGAAGTTGGTCGATAAATACTCAGATAAGACTGAGGTCGAGAAGCTGATTGACAAGGGGATCGCATGGGCTGAAGAACAGACCAAGAAAGGCTATGTCTATGTCAACTGGGACGGATCCTCATCAGCTAAAGAGTGCCCGATATGCCATGACCACAAGAAGGGCGGTAGCTATTGGGGCTTTAACTGCATCGGACTTGTTTCCGCATACCTGCATCACGGTCTGGGACTGACTAAAATTAAATGCGCTAACAACGGCTTCCTCGGCGGGAATGATAACTATACCTACCTGCTGAAGAACACTCTGAAGAAGGCGCAGAAGTTCGTTGACGACAAGGTAGGCAAGGGCTTCAAGGTCCTGAAGGATATCGAGAAATCAGATCTGGAAGCCGGCGACATCTTGATCTATTACAAGGGTAACGCCTTCTGGCATATTGCAGTATATGTAGGCAGTGGCAAGATCATCGATTCTTCCTCCGGCCCGAACGGCGTTACTAAGAGAAGCTGGGAACTTGCGTATCCTTGCAAGGTAGCTATAAGATATATCGGAAAGTAGGTGAAGACATGGACGACGCTACAATCATAAAGGCATTCGGATTCATTGCTACACTTATCGCAGTCCTTGTGCCTTTGTTCAAACTGAACGGAAACATCGTCAGACTCACCACTGTCGTCGAGCAGCTTGAGGAGCTGATAAAGGAAAAGACTGACAAGCTGGATGAGCGTATAACCAAGCACGGCAAAGAGATCGATGAGCTTGCCATCAAGTCGACCGACCATGAAGCACGAATAAAGGCTTTGGAGAAATAGTGCAGACCGGAAGCGGTCTGCGTGGATCGCCTCCTTGCATAAACACAAGAAACCCCGGGGATGTTCCTCGGGGCTTTTTGTGTGTCACGAATATTTTCTGATATGTTCGACCGACCGCGTGATCAAATCCGCAAAGGTGGAAACGTCATCGGTTGATTCAATTCGATGCTTTGCCGAACCTCTGTCGAAGACAGGGAATTGGATCCACTTTGCCCGCTGCGTGAATTTGAATCGAGCAAGGTCCCATTCGCCCAGAGCTGCGGTCACATAACTGTCTGATTTTCTGACAAGTTCGAGATCGCTGCATCCGGTTTCTTTGCAGAGCGCTTCGAATATTTTGATTTCTTCTTTGGTCGCACCGACATCACGATGCTGTCCGTAATTAGCAAATTTCAGTTCCATTGTTGTCACCTCCGAGCTAATTATATCAAATAGAATTTATGTCAAGAAGTCTTGACATCTGAAATACATAAGCGTACATTTAATAGTGGAAGGTGACTTGTAACTGAATAAGATGTTAAGAGATGGACCCGTCAGCAGAAGAGTAGTTGACGGATAAAATTATTCTTCCAACTATTCCTAAAATCATAATTATTCAGATAGTAGGGAAGGGGAGCCGAGGAAATTTCTTAACAATTTAATATGAAAGTTTAAGTCACCTCTAAAGATATCATATCAGTTCAAGGAGGTGATTTTTTTTATGAAAGCGCAGAGCATCCAGCAATTCGCCATCGTCCAGAGTGACTCGGCAGCGCAGTTTGAGGAACAGCTCAACGCGAGAATGATGGACCTGTCCAGAAAGAATCCGAAGGTCAGCTTTGACGGCCTGACAGCGTACATCAGCTACTTCGAAACAGTGAGAATCCCCGAATCAACGGCGGACGAGTACGAGCTGAAAGGGTCATGCTTCCACTGCGAAGACTGCCCTGAGTTTCAGGCGATGCTGAAGGCAGACGGAACCGAAGACACGAGACTGAAGTACGGAGAATGTCAGTACGCAGAAATGAGAAGGACTCGCAGAGACGCACCAGCATGCGACATGCTTTACAAGCTGATCAAGGACGGGAGGATAGGACTATGTTACAGAAGATAGGTTTAGCACTCATGTGCATCGGTACGATGATAGCAAACAGCGATTGCTTGTTGATTCCATTCGCAGTAGTAGCAACCGGAGCGCTTCTGATCTGGATCGGGGACAGAAGGGAGGCTGACGATGAAACAGCCTAAAAAGCATTATTACATTCTGTTCAATGATGAGTATGTCGGACAGACATGGGCCGTTACAGAAGCAAAGGCGAGAGTGAACTGGTGGTGGGATAACGTAAAGTACAATGACCAGTTTGCATACAGAGCAATCAATCCGGAAGATCTTGAAGCTATATGCGTACATTAGGAGGTGCACAGAATGGTATTTGCAACAAACGAAAAGAGAGATTACTGCCAAGTGCTCGACGCAGCACTGGCGCCAATGATGGACTTTGACTCACTGGACTACTGCATTAACGGTGTGACGCAGGAAGAGTACATGAGGATCCGCGACAAGCTCGGGTCCGTTGCGTACTTCAACATCACGGGTATGACCTGCGGGGAAGTACTGAATGATGTGTGCAAGGTGGTCCTGCTCGATCAGGCAAGGCTCGCGCCGGACAGTCTGATCACAGACATCAGAAAGAAGAGAAAAATCGCGGATATGTTCAGGAGGTAGTGAAAATGGAAATGAATAAAGTCAAATATACAGTAACGCTGACGGGATGGGATAACAGAAAGCTGACATTCTACGACTGGGAAGACGTCCAGTGCTTCCTCGCTTATGTAGCTGAGGGATGTATGGGAGAGTATGTCGGATTCCTCGTAAAAGAGGAGGTGATCAAATGAGTAGCAGACTGACAGGCGACTTCCGTAAGTTCATGGATAAGAACTATCTCGGGTCGTGGGATGTGCCGGACGGCGAAGATCTCGTTCTGACAATCGACCATGTCGAGCAGAATGACGTCAAGAACGAAAGAGGCTCGGAACGTAAGCTGACCATTCACTTTGCCGAGAGGGGATACAAGCCGATGATCCTCAACACGACCAATGCGAAGAGAATCGGCAAGGTAGCAGGGTCGAACAAAGTAGAGGACTGGGAAAATCTCCGCATTGCAATCTATACGGAGAAGGTGACAGCGTTCGGCGGTACGACCGATGCACTCCGTATCAGAGAGTACGCGCCAAGAGAGACCGAAGCATTCTGTGATGAGTGCGGTCAGAAGATACAGAGACACGGAGAGTATTCCGTTAATAAGATAGTCCAGTTGAGTAAGGCTAAGTACAAGAAGTGCCTTTGCTGGGACTGTTCGATGAAGGCAAAGGAGGCGGAGTGATGAGGATCCTGTTCAAGGACGTAGGCAAACCAGTCCGTCAGCTGATAATTCCGAACGAACTCAGAGTGATGCAGATGCTGGTCGGTGGATATATCGAACCAGTCTATCTCACAGGGAAGTCTGCTCTGATCTGCAACGAAGAAGGCAAGATCAACGACATGAAGGTGAATTTCCGACTTAACGATAACGACTGGGTTTTCGGACCAGCTCTGTTTGTAGGCGTGGATGGTGAAGAGTTCTGCTCTCTGTCCGATGAAGAAGTAGAACATATCAAGAAGTGTTTTGAGGAGGAAACCGATGTCAAGTGAATGGATGGTCAGACCGACAACGATTGGTGAACGTACCCGCTTCGAAGTGTACAAGATACTGCACGATACAGGCGATGTCATTACCAGAGGTGGCCTGTGGGATACACAGAAAGAAGCAGACACGCTCGCAAAGAATCTGAATCAGATGGAGGCAAGGCGGAAATGAAACTGACACAGGACAATTATTTCAGTAAAGAGGCAATGACCGAATATTGGTCTGTGAGCCAGTTCAAACAGTTCTGCAAATGTCCGGCTTCTGCCATTGCTGAAATGAATGGAGAATACGAACGTGAGCCATCCACTGCATTGTTAGTCGGTTCATACGTGGATACGTTCTTTACTGGTGACAAGGGTGCTCTGGGACGATTCGTTCTGGAGCATCCCGAAATCACCAACAGCAGAACGGGAGCACTCAAGACCGATTTCAAACACGCTGAGACGATGATCGAGGCGGTAAAGAGGCAGAGGACAATGCTCGAGTTTCTGAACGGAGATAAGCAGCAGATATTTACAGGCGAACTGTTCGATGTCCCTTGGAAGGTAAAGCTGGACGTATACGGCGGAACATACATATCCGACCTTAAGACCGTAAAGGACTTCAAACCAATCTACGAAGAAGGCTATGGTTGGCGCTCGTGGATAGAATACTGGGGCTATGACATCCAGGGCGCCATATACCAGAAGATCGTGGAACAGAACACAGGACAGAAGAAACCGTTCTACATCGTTGCAGTAACGAAAGAGAAAGTCCCAGACGTTGCTGTTATCCATCTTCCACAGCACATACTCGATACGGCTCTGAAGGTGGTCGAGGCAAAGATAGACGGATTTGACTTAATGAAGAAGGGTCTCATACCGGCCGAACGTTGCGAGGTTTGCGACTGGTGCAAGCAGAGCAAGGTGCTGGGGGATCCGATCGAGTTCGAAATAGAAGAAGCGTAATGCTTACTCACCGGGGCGGGCAACATAATCATAATACGAATATCAATAATAAGGCTTTCAAACAATTATTTTGCACCCCTCATGCAAACTCATGGACATTAACACACCAACGCCCGCTCCGGTAGTAAATACATCAAGGAGATTTAATGGATTCAGCGGAAATAATCAGAACCTGTCGCGAACGTGCGGGGCTGACGCCGACAGAGCTTGCAAAGAAGGTCGGAACCACACGCGACCATGTGTACAGATGGGAGAATGGTGCGGTCACTCCGACTGTCGACTATCTTATTGCCATCATGAGAGCGACGGGTTTCGAGATGATAATCAAGGAAAAGGAAGAGGCTTACTACAGCCGGGATAAGACGAGGAGGAAGAAAATATATGGCTGACAGATTCTTTGTGGATGACGTCCCATTGGCGCGGAGCATGAGTGAGTTCCCGCCGGAAAGATATCTGGACGAGGACGGGAACCCAAAGCCACAGGCAACGAAGAAGAAACGAATTGATGAGCGCTACCTTACCGGTCCCATCATCGAGAAGATGCGTAAACGCAGAGGCATGACCGGAGCGGAACTGTCGAAACGTATCGGCAGAGCGCCGAACTTTATCAGAACCATTGAAAAAAAATACGAATC